ATATGATAAACATGTGCCATACGTGGGCATACACGCCAAATTCAAAGAAGATGGAAGAAAAGGACATTTAGAAAATGAGCAAACTACACATTGACCCAGTAAGGGGCACGGAGTAGGGGGTCAACAGTGACATAGGGATTGCGGTGGACCCGACCAAGTCGGGCATCATCAGCAAATCCAAAGTGAAGGTGGACAGGGATGGGGAGTGGATTCTGAGATCGCATGGTTATATAACCCCACGGATTCTCAGAAGCTTGAACTGTGAGACTTGCGCCATTAATGGCAGCAAGTTTCGCTACAGGAAAAACACGAGTAAACCAATTATATGGTATCTCGATGGTAGCAGTTGGGTTGGCAACAGTCAAGGTGGCACCAAGGACAGCATTACGAGAATGGGGCCCTTGGGTCTCAAGACTAGAACCATTGGTGATGGCGGAGGCAACAGCGAAAGTGTCGCCATAGCCCCCGTCAGGGGAGTTATACGAATTCTCATTGAGGAGACGTATAGGGGAAAGGTAGATACAAACAGGGGAATCGATGTTTGCTTGCAGAGGATTAGAAATTTCAAAGGTGACACGCATAGAACCACGAATGAACTGAAAAGCGGAAAGCATAGGCATATAGGGAATAGCCCCTAAAAGCATAGTGACAGGAAAAGACTGCGTGAGTCCAAGTGCAGGATCCAAACTACCACAATACCAACGACGCTTTAACAAATCACGAAGACTCGAAAAACGTTCGCCAGAAATTTGGGAAATCGGGAAGATGCGAGATTTAGGACATATGGGAATAGCTTCAGCAGTCCACTCATCGGCATTGGTAGCAAAGCCGGTAGTACTGACAGTGGAACCAGTGGTGTTGGTGTCACCCTGAATCGTAAGACGCTTACGCGTTACAGGTGCAATCAAACCCACTGGTTTCGCTGAAGCAATAGAAGCGGGCGGAGAAGGAACAACAACACAAGAGGCAGAATCGCCCTCATCAAAGGTTGGACCAGTGTTAGCCCATATATTATTGTAGAGGTACGAATCAGTCATAAACCAGTTTGAACCAGAAACACCAGCAAGCTGGAAATCTGGTCCGCCGGCAATGAACACATCAATAGTCATAGTGGAGGATGAGCCCCCAGTGACCGCAAGCGGAGCAGCAACAAAAACAGAAAGCGTGCCATTGAGATGCACACCAGGATAGGTAACATTTGACGAGGTGTTATTCCCGTCAAGCGCCCCCCATTTGGTGTGCATACTATTCTGTGCAGACATAAAAGGAACACGAATAGTGATACGACGAGATTGATTGGCCAGATCATAAAGGATTGTGTATTGATTCGCACAATCAGCCAAACTACCAACAGTAGTAGTGGGATCAAAGTTCACAACAAACAGCAGGGAACCACTAGTGAAACTGGAGGTGTTCATAAGGAACGTATACTCCAGATCACCGGACCAATAGTCAGAAATGCCTGCTAGATAGGTCACCCAAGGAACAGAAGCGCCGGTGGATAAATAACCAGCGGCATTGAGCTCGTAGATATATGTAGGGTGGATAGGGATATCTATCAAATCTTGACCAACAGTGTTAATACCTGTAAAATCAAAGGTAGCAAGATAGCCCGGTTTACGAACAAGATAGTCAACACGCATCTCATCAACATCGGTGAAGAAATCACCGGGGGTAGACAAAGCCTCAGAACCGGCGTACATTTTCATTTCGTACACTGGCTCCAAGTCGGTAGCAGTAGTATAGTTAGGACGATTGACACCCCATGTTAAAATGGGGCCACAAGTGTTAGCAACAAGATCCATGGCACCTGTGGTAGCACTCATGGGTTCAGGGGTAGGGGTACCATTGTGAGCAGTCCCACGCATAACAGGAAAACGCTCACGAATGGCATC